TGAAGTTCCAGAACTTCAACACACCTCTTTCGTGAGAGAGGAAGGGCGATACACAGGTGCGGTCTGTCGTGGAGACTTGGCTTTGGCAAAGATGCCATTGCGTAAGGCACAAAGTCGTCAACGGTATTATGAAAATCAAAGTAACGAAATGGTTGATGCAGTTAATCAACAACTTATGGGACAAAGTGATTCTCGTATGCCAATTCGTAATAACAGTAAATCTCAAATAACTAAAGGTCGCACACCTAAATTTCAAGACTAATAGTTATTAGTGCAATTTTAATAGGGAGAAAACAATGACTACAAGTAAAGCGTTGTCTGGCTTCCGACCTTCTCGCAAACGTGGTGGTAGCGTAAACAATATGGGTAGCAATGAATACCCAATTGCTTCCGGCTATGCTGCTAATATTTTTACCGGCGATCTTTGCCGTATTAATGCAGGGAATGTCCAAGTCATTACTACCGTAACTGAGATTGTTCAGGGTGTATTCATGGGTTGTCGTTATGTAGCAGACGGTGAACAGAAGTTCAGCAAGTACTGGCCTTCTGGAACGTCGGCAACTGATGCCTATGCTATGGTCGCTGACGATTCTCGAACCGTATTTGAAGTTCAAGCAGATGCTTCTGTGACTGCTGGTGACCTTCACGGTTCTCAAAACTTTGCTGTAACTCTTGGCTCTGGCTCTACCTTTACTGGTATGTCGGGCCATGGTGTTGAAGCAGCAACTCGTACAACAGGTATTGCAATGTGCCGTTCACTCGACTCAGTCGAAGAGCCGGGAAATGATATTGACGATGCTGATGAGAGGGCATTTCTTAAACTGAATGTTCAGCTTATCCAGCATACGGATAATTTCCTGACTGCTGCTGTAACCGCACCTGCAACTATCACAGCATATCTGCTGGGTTAAAGGGAGATTAAATAATGGCTATTAATAGAGCAAGTATTGCAAAAGAGCTTCTCCCCGGCCTGAACGCTGTATTCGGCATGGAGTACGGGGAAGTTGCTGATGAACACGCTCCACTTTTCGAAACTGAAAATTCGGATCGTGCATTTGAAGAAGAAGTACTTTTCACTGGTTTCGGTACGGCTCCGGTGAAAGGCGAAGGTGCAGCCGTCTCTTACGACGATGCACAAGAAAGCTTTACCTCACGGTACACCCACGAAACTGTGGCACTCGCATTTGCAGTGACCGAAGAAGCTATGGAAGATAATCTTTATGATACCTTCGCAAAGCTTCGTGCTCGTGGTCTGGCCCGTGCGATGGCTAACACAAAGCAAGTTAAAGCTGCTGATGTTTTCAACAATGGCTTTAACTCTTCGTATGCTGGTGGTGACGGTCAGCCGTTCTTTTCGTCGTCGCACCCAACCATCGGTGACGGTAACCAGTCGAACAACCTCGGTGCTACCGACCTTTCGGAAGCTTCGCTGGAATCGGCCCTGATTACTATTTCGAAGGTAAAAGATGATCGTGGTATTCTGATTGGTCTCCAAGCAGAGTCGCTGCACATTCCGGCTGATCTGGCATTTACTGCCGATCAAATCCTGAACAGCACGATGTCCACGACTATTGGCGTTAACCCGACCACCGCTGCAAACGGTGCGACTAACGTCAATGACATCAACTCCATTCGTAACCAAGGTCTGGTTCCGGGCGGTTTCTTTGTGAACCGTCGCTTTACGGATACCAATGCTTGGTTCCTCAAGACTGATTGTCCGAATGGTACAAAGATGTTTGTCCGTGCTCCGCTTCAAACAAAGATGGAGCCTGACTTCGATACTGGCAACCTTCGCTTCAAGGCCCGTGAGCGTTACAGCTTCGGTTTCTCTGATTGGCGTGGTTTCTATGGTGCCTCTGGCTCCAGCTAAGATTAAATCTTAGTAAAATAAAATAAAAAGAAGAGGGGTACTTTCGTATCCCTCTTTTTTTGTGTATAATATAGGCACAGTCAAAAAACTAATTAACTAACAATAGAGGTAAAAATGGCTAGTAATATTCGTCAAGGTTTTGTGACGGGCAGTGGTGCTATGCTTGATGTAACCACCAGTGTTACCGTTGCGAACACCCGAATTAAAGGTGTTTCGTATTCTGGTATTGGTACTTTTCTAATTGAAGGTAAAGATACTGATGCAGAAGGAAATGTAAATGGAAATCAAATTAAGTTTGTAGGAACTACGGCTGTTGATGCAGGAGATATTTATATCCCTGACTTTGGTGTCAAGATGGCTGGGCCTGTAAAAGTATCAGCCCCAACATCTGCAGCAACTGTAGCTGTTTACTATGGCTAATTATACGTATCTTGTAGACGACATTGTTCAGGCTACAGAAAACGATTCTTCAGATTTTCTAACTTATATTCCAAAAATTGTAAATAGGGCTGAAGAGCGTTTAACCCGTGATCTTGATGATTATGGGCTGGTTAGCTATACGTCAGTTGCAGTATCTTCTGGCGTTAATTTGATTACTCTACCATCTGGAACACGAGTTGTCAAGAACTTTAATGTTATTTCCAATGGTACAAGAATTAATCTTCTTCAACGGACAGACGAATACATTCGTGATTACTGGCCGGTAAGCGCAAGCACCGGAACTCCTGAGTACTATGCACGGAGAAACAATACCACTGTTATTGTGGCACCAACTCCTGTATCAACACTCAATGGAGAGTTTGCATTTATCTCTAGACCTACCACACTTGCTTCAACAACGCCTACTAATTATTTTTCTGACTTTTGTTATGATGCGTTGTTTAATGCTTCGATGATTGAAGCAATGGTATTTATGAAAAACTTTGAACTTGTTTCGCTGTTTGAAGGACGCTACAATGAAGCAGTACAGTCCCTTCGTAACCAAGCTCGTAGAACACGGCGTGACGATATGGAAGCACCTGCAAGTCCGGCAGGAGCAGATAATCCAGTAGTATTAGGGAGTAACTAATGGGTCTTTTTAAAATGGTAGCAGGAAAACTCGTTGAAGTTTCTGCTGAAGAATTAGCTAAAAAAACGGCAAAGAAAACTGCAAAAAAAGCAGCGCCCAAAAAAGCTGCACCTAAAAAGAAAGCAGCTAAAAAAGGTCGTCCTACAAAGCAGCAAAAAGCTGCGGCAACTCGTGCAAAGAAAAAGGCAGCATCCGCTACGCCAGCTAAAAAGAAAATGGCGCAAAAACCGGGAACTGCCAAGCGTAAAGATACACGTATGACACTAAAAGGCAGACCTCCAGAGCAAGCTAAAGAACTTCGTAAACTTGTAGCTCAAGTTCGAAAAGAAATGAGCATGGAAGGAAAGCCACAGGCTAAACCAATCCAAACTCGTATTCCTACTAAAACTCCTCCAAAGCCAAAGCAAATGACAAAAGCAGAACTTATGGCTGAAGCACGTAGGCGTGGTGAAAAAGATGATTACACAGGACGACTGCAGCAGCCTCAAGTTGCAAAAGGTGCTTATCAGGAAGGTCCAAATACTGCGCTTCCTTCAAAGATTGAGATTGATTCTAAACTTAAAGGATATTCTCGTCGTCAACTTCAACGACTTGTTTCTACTGGACAAGCACGGGTTGTAAAAAATCGTAAAACAGGACGGGCTGAAGTAAAAGCAACTGGTCGTTTTGCTCCTCCCGCATCTATGATTGCTGAAAAAATGGGAACAGGAAAAGCTACTGAGGCAATGAGAAGTAGAGTTACGAAAGAGGTTGATTTAACAAAAGTTCGTGATCCACGAGCAATACGGGCAAAGAAAGTTAAGTTTGGTACTCGTCTTCGTAATGCTATGCGTTCTGGCGAACCTACAACTCTTGAAGATTTGCAGAAAGGTTTGAAAGCTGCAGGACAAACTCGTAAAACTACTCGTGGAGAAGCTATTACACAGGTAGAAAAAAGTGCAGCTAAAGCAGCAAAAGATGCAATTTCAAAAATTAACAACAAAGCTTCTGTGGCACGAACTAAACTGGGTAAGGCTGTACAAGATGGTAAGATTACCAAAGCCGCAGCAGATCGTGCTAATAGAAAAGTTGAAGAGCGTCGTAAAAAGAATATTGATCGGGCTGTTAATAACATTGAACAGGGTAAACCTGCAGAGGTAGATCGTATTCTTCGTGATTTCCCATTTGTAGGAAAAGATACAACACCTTCAAAAATTGGTGTGGATACTGTTGGTGGTCGCACTAATAAAAAGCGAGGTGGTCAGGTAGCACCTCCTAAGTATAAAGGATTTTCTAAACTTCCAGAAAAGGTCCAGCAAAAAATGGATCCACAGCTTGCTGCTAAATATGAAAAAGGTGGCAAGATTAAACGTGGCATGAAAAAAGCTGGTAAAGGTATAAAAAAACTTGGAACACTTTATGGGTCAACTCCAGCAGGTATGTTAGAAATGCTTGATCTGCTTGAAATGGGTATTAACTTGGGGCTAAAAAAAGGTGGCTCAATAAAAGGCGGTGGCGCAGCATTGCGTGGTCACGGCAAAGCAATGCGAAAGAAAGGTAAGTAAATGATTAAAAAAATGATTGGAGATGCAATTGTCAAAGTTATTGATGACTTTGGTGAAATGTTTCTTAAAAAACCGGGAGGCAAAACACAACGTGTAACTGATCCTGATAAAGCTAAAAAAATGATTGGAGATGGAGCAAAAATTGTTTCTCAAGCTCCTATTCGTAATGCTCGTGGCCTAACAGCACGTGAGCGTGAAGCTATTTCTGGTCTTACTGGACAAGCTGCGGGTGCGGCACGAACTATTTCTCGTGGTAAAACTCCTATTGGTGAGCTTGTTAAAAGTGGTCAACGTGCAAAGCCTAAAGGTATGGGTGATAGAAAAGCTGTTGTTCCACGGCCAAAGCCTCCTGCAAAAAGAAGCCAAACTGTACCTGTTCCAACACCTAAGCCACGTGTGCCTGTTCCAACGCCTAAACCACGTGTGCCTGTTCCAACGCCTAAACCAAGACCTCCTGTTCGTTCAGGTGGTGGTGGTGGTCGTCCTCCGGGTACGGCTCCTCGCCCTATGCCGGGTGCTCGTCCGGGACAACGTCCTCCTCGTATTGTAGGAACTACTCGTGGAGCACAAGCAGGTACAGCGGCTCGTCAAGCAGCTATTCTTGCTCAGATTCAAAAAAATCTTGAGGATGCTTCAAAAAAAGGTCCGGGTAAAGCAGAAGCCATGCCTTTGCCAAAGTCAAAGCCTAAAAAGCCAGCACGTACTCCTGACACTAAAAAGATTGATCCTAAAGGTCGTCCTAAGAAAACACCTGATACTAAAAAGATTGATCCGAAAGGGCGTCCAGTAAGTGCAGGTCGTAAAATGTCTGATAAGATTTCAAACATTTTTGGTGTTAATGGTGTTTCTAAAACAGGCAGCACTCGTAATGACTATTTGATTGGATGGACTGATGGTAAGGGCGGTAAAGGCCCGAACTATAATCGTCTAAAAAATATTAAGAAAAAGTCTGAAATTACTTCTATTGTAGAAGCCGCCCGTAAACGTGCTACAGTAAAGAAAAAGGCTGGCGGTAAACTTGGTAAAGATTTTATGAGTAAACAAAGAACAAGAGCAAAGTCTAAAATTTATAAGGCACCTAAATCGCCTATGACAAATGCTAAACCTGCAAGCAAAACTTATAGACCTAAAAAAACACCGGGGATGACAGGCAAACCTGTAAGCCGTATTTATAAAAAGCCAAAAAATATTAAACCTTTTAGCAAGGGCGGTAAGGTTGCTCGTCAGGTAAAAGGTTTTGGAGCGGCTCG